CAGCTATGATGGTGAAAAACTAAAGCTGCTCGTGCACGATGAATCAGGTAAATGGGAAAGACCTGATAACATATTAAACAACTGGAGAGTTACAAAAACCACTCTTAGATTAGGTAGCAGAATTGTAGGTAAGTGCATGATGGGTTCAACAAGTAACTCGCTTGATAAAGGCGGTGAAAACTTTAAAAAATTATACTATGCATCAGATGCTACCAAAAGAAACCGCAATGGACAAACTAGCTCAGGACTATATTCTTTGTTTATACCTATGGAATGGAATTACGAAGGATTCATTGATACTTATGGACACCCTGTCTTTGATACGCCGACAAAATCTGTTGAAGGATCAGATGGGCTTCAAATTGAAGTAGGTGTTATAAACCACTGGGAAAACGAAGTTGAAGGTTTAAAAGGTGATCAAGATAGTTTAAACGAATACTATCGTCAGTTTCCCAGAACTGAGCAACACGCGTTTAGAGATGAAACAAAAGACTCTTTATTTAATCTAACTAAGATATACGAGCAGATAGACTATAATGAAGAATCTGACAATTCTAAACTAGTAACAAGAGGAAATTTTATGTGGAGCAATGGTGTTAAAGATACCACGGTAAACTTTATACCTAGCACCAATGGAAGGTTTTTAGTTTCATGGGTACCACCTGTAGAATTACAAAATCGTGTAATAATAAAAAATGGAGTTAAATACCCTGGTAATGAACATTGCGGTGCTTTTGGTTGTGACTCTTATGATATATCAGGAACAGTAGATAATAGAGGTTCTAAAGGTGCTTTGCATGGCCTTACTAAGTTTAGTATGGAAAACGTTCCGGTTAATATGTTTTTCTTAGAATATATATCAAGACCTCCAACGGCTGAAATATTCTTTGAAGATGTACTTATGGCATTACACTTTTACGGTATGCCAATACTTGCAGAGAACAATAAACCAAGACTTTTATATTATTTAAAACGTAGAGGTTATAGAGCTTTCTCAATGAACAGACCGGATAAATTAAAATTGTCTGTTGCAGAAAGAGAGATAGGCGGAATACCTAACTCATCAGAAGATATTAAGCAAGCCCATGCTGCTGCTATTGAATCTTATATAGAAGATCACGTTGGGCTTAAAGAAACTACGTATGGTAACATGTATTTTCAAGAAACGTTAAAAGACTGGTCTAAGTTTAATATAAACAATAGAACTAAGCACGACGCTTCTATTAGTTCGGGCCTAGCAATAATGGCTTGCAACAAAAACAGGTATACACCTGTGAATGTAGTTAAAAAAAATATTGTTCCTTTGGGCTTCAAGAAGTTTGATAACCAAGGTAGTATTTCAAAAATAATAAAATAGATGATTTATACTAATTCTAGTAGCACTTTTCCAAGTCAGGTAGTACCAGACGCAGAGAAAAAGACTTATGAATATGGTTTAGCCGTAGCGAAAGCTGTAGAGGACGAATGGTTTAGAGGAGACAGAGGAACTTTAAATGGCGGTAGATTTGGAACAAACTGGACAAGGTTTAATGATTTAAGACTTTACGCTAGAGGAGAACAAAGTGTAGCAAAATACAAAGACGAATTATCTACTAATGGTGATTTATCTTACCTTAATTTAGACTGGAAACCAGTGGCTGTATTATCTAAATTTGTAGACATTGTAGTTAACGGTATGACAGACAAAGGTTATGAAATAAAATCATTTGCTTCAGATCCGTATGCTATAAAACAAAGAACAGATTTTGCTTTTAATGCTTTGCGTGATATAGAAAATAAAGAAATGATCGATCAGCTTAATGCTGCCACCGGTAAAAACTTTTACGCATCGCCTGATCCTCAAGAATTACCTGTAAATAAAGAAGAATTAGATCTTTATCTTCAATTAAATTATAAGCAAGCTATAGAAATAGCTGAAGAAGAAGTTATTAGTAATGTATTTAATTACAATAAGTATGATGAAACTAAAAAACGATTAGCTTATGATTTAACAGTATTAGGTATTAGTTGTGTTAAAACTAATTTTAATTTAGCTAATGGAGTGACTGTTGATTATGTTGATCCAGCTAATTTAGTTTATTCTTATACTGACGATCCTAATTTTGAAGATATATATTACGTAGGTGAAGTTAAAAGTTTATCTCTTGAAGAAATTAAAAAACAATTTTCTTATTTAACTCAATCAGAGTTAGAAGAAATACAAGAATATTCAGGTAATAATAATTATAGAAATAATTTTTATAATTATGATTACGACAGAAACTTAATACAGGTATTATATTTTGAATATAAAACTTATCAAAATCAAGTATTTAAAATAAAACAAACAGATCAAGGTCTTGAAAAAGCTCTTGAAAAAGATGATTCGTTTGATCCGCCTGAAACTGATAACTTTAATAAAGTGCACAGGGCTATAGAAGTTTTGTATAGTGGTGCTAAAATTCTTGGTCACGAAAAAATGCTTAAATGGGAACTAGCTAAAAATATGACTAGGCCTTACAGCGATCAAACTAAAGTTGAAATGAATTATGCTATATCTGCTCCTCGTATGTATAAAGGCAGAATAGAATCGTTAGTAAGTAAATGTATTGGTTTTGCCGATATGATACAGCTTACGCATTTAAAATTACAACAAGTACTATCACGCATGGTACCTGATGGTGTTTACGTAGACGTTGATGGATTAGCTGAAGTTGATCTTGGGAATGGTACTAATTATAACCCTGCTGAGGCTTTAAATATGTACTTCCAAACTGGTAGTATTGTTGGTAGAAGTTTAACGCAAGATGGTGATCCTAACAGAGGTAAAGTACCAATACAAGAATTACAAACATCGTCTGGAATAAGCAAGATACAAGCGCTTATACAAACGTATCAGTATTACTTGCAAATGATTAGGGACGTGACCGGGCTTAATGAAGCTAGAGATGGTAGTAAGCCTGATAAAGATTCATTAGTTGGTTTACAAAAACTAGCAGCAGCCGCATCTAATACAGCTACTAAGCATATACTTCAGTCTTTAATGTATTTAACAATACGGTCAGCTGAAAATATAAGTCTGCGGATTGCTGATATGTTAGAGTTTCCGCTACTTAAGCAAGCTTTAATGAGTTCTATAAATCAATTTAATGTATCTACATTAGCTGAAGTAGAAAAGCTTAATATGCATGAGTTTGGTATATTTTTAGAATTAGAACCAGATGAAGAAGAGCAAGCGGGTTTAGAGCGTAATATACAAATAGCATTACAAGCAGGCCAAATAGGTTTAGAAGATGCTATAGATATAAGAGAAATAAAAAACTTAAAGCTAGCTAATCAATTTTTAAAGTATAGACAAAAAATAAAAGCAGAGCAAGCTCAACAAGCTCAGTTAGCTAATATACAGGCTCAAGCAAACGCTAATGCTGAATCTGCAGAAAGAGCAGCACTAGCTGAAACTCAAAAACAACAAGTTATTAACGAGCAGAAAGTTCAACTAGAACAAGCTAAGTCGCAGTTTGAAATACAACGCATGCAAACAGAGGCACAAATTAAACGCGATTTAATGAGTGAAGAATTTAACTTTAATATGCAGCTAGCAAAAGCTAGAGCTGATGTAGAAAAAGCTAAAGAACAAGATATAGAAGATCGTAAAGACGAGCGTGCTAGAATTATAGGTACGCAGCAATCAGAAATGATCTCGCAGCGTCAAAATGATGAACTACCTAAAAACTTTGAGTCATCTGGATTTGACTCACTAGGAGGATTTGGACTTGAACAGTTTGAACCTCGTTGAAAATAAAATCCTTTAATTTTATATTATTATATTATGTCAGAAGAAATAAAACAAGAAGGAGAGTTTAAAATAAAAACTCCTTCTAAGCCTAAAAATTTAGGTGACAATACAGGTGAACCTATTAAAGTAAATATGAAAGAACCTTTAATAGATATTGAGCCAGATATTAAAAAAGTAGTAATCAAAAAAGAAGATACTGATGCCATTCAAACACAGGAGACAAATGATAGCGATGCTGTTATCGAAGAGTCCAAAGACAGTAGCAACAGCAAAGAAGTGGCTGAAGAAGTACGGGCTTCCGACGAAGAAGTAGCATCTCCTTTAACTGTCATTGAAGATACTGAAGAAGAGGAAAAAGAATCTGAAGTAACTAAAGAAGAAGTAGAGCAAGCTGTACAAGAGCAAAGAGTTCTACCTGAAAATATTGAAAAGTTAGTTTCTTTTATGGAAGAAACTGGTGGAACTGTAGAAGACTATGTTAGGCTTAATGCAGATTATACCAATGTTGATAATAAAACTTTAATTAGGGAATATTATAAACAAACTAAACCACATTTAGATTCTGAAGATGTAAGTCTTTTATTAGAAGACTTTGATTACGATGAAGATATAGACGAACCAAAAGACATACGCAAAAAGAAAATTGCGTTTAAAGAGGAGGCTGCAAAAGCTAAAGACTTTCTTGAAGGCTTAAAGAGTAAATACTACGACGAGATCAAGTTGAGACCAGGCGTAACTCAAGAGCAACAAAAAGCGTTAGACTTTTTCAACCGATACAACAAAGAGCAAGAAACCGTGCAAGCAAAGCATAAGGACTTTATAAGCCGTACTAAAAATTTATTAAATAATGATTTCGAAGGTTTCGATTTTAAAGTTAGTGATAAAAAGTTTAAGTATAGTATTAAAAATCCAACACAGGTAGCCGAAGTACAGTCTGATATTACAAACTTCATTAAGACGTTCTTAAATGATAAAAATGAAATAATAGATACTAAAGGTTATCATAAAGCTTTATACGCGGCGCGAAACGCTGATACTATAGCACAGCATTTTTACGAGCAAGGCAAAGCCGATGCAGTTAAAGATGTTATGGCTAAATCTAAAAATATAAGTACAGAGCCTAGGCAAACTGCCTCTGGTGATGTATTTATTAATGGGTTAAAAGTAAAAGCAGTTAGCGGTCTTGATTCTTCAAAATTAAAAATCAAAACTAAAAAATTTAACTAACTAAATAATAAATTATGGCTTTAACTCCACAATTTGGTAGTTTAATCCCTTCGCCAACGCAAGAGATTTTAAACAGCAACTACCTACAATTTAATGCAGCTGGTGCTGCTGGACCTGGTAATGGTGGCGATACTTTCGCGCAACAATATTTACCAGAGATTTACGAACAAGAAGTAGAGCGTTACGGTAATCGTACACTTTCTGGATTCTTACGCATGGTTGGCGCTGAAATGCCAATGACATCGGATCAAGTAATTTGGTCTGAACAAAATAGATTACATATATCTTATGATAATGTTTCTGTTGCAGCTGGTGGTGGTGGTACTACTAATGTAATTACTATTAATCCAGGTGCAGTAGCTGGAGTAACAAATGTTATTTCACCTAATGATACTATTGTTGTTTTAGATCCTGCTACAGGAGGTGAAGCAAAATGTTTAGTAACATCATCTACTCTTGGAGCTGCTGGAACAATTACCGTTCAAGCTTTTAATAATAAAAAGTTAGATACAGCTGCTGGAAATAATATTACAGCTGGATCTGCTACAATTAAAATATTTGTATATGGATCTTCTTATCAAAAAGGTCAAGCTTTAAATTCAGTTACCGCTGGAGCTGGAGCTAAAACAGAAGGATATGTATCTGTAGATCCTCAGTTTACTCAATATTCTAATTCACCAATAATTATTAGAAGTCAATACGTAGTATCTGGTTCTGATATGGCACAAATTGGATGGGTGGAAGTTGCAACTGAAGATGGTACTTCTGGATATCTGTGGTATTTAAAAGCTGAATCTGAAACTCGTTTACGTTTTGAAGATTACTTAGAAATGTCTATGGTTGAAAGCGAGTATAGTCAAATTACCGCTGGAGCTGGCGTTGCTCAATTGCCAGGATCTGAAGGTTTATTTGCTGCTATTCAATCTCGTGGTAACGTAGAGGTAGGATTTACTGCAGCTGCTGGAATAGATGAGTTTGATGCTATTTTGAAAAACCTAGATACTCAAGGTGCTATTGAAGAAAACATGTTGTTCTTACAACGTCAGACTGCTTTAGACTTTGACGATATGCTAGCTGCTATTTCTGCTGGCGCTGCTGGAGGTACTGCATTTGGTCTTTTCGAAAACTCTGAAGAAATGGCTTTGAACTTAGGATTCTCTGGATTCCGTAGAGGTTCTTACGATTTCTACAAGACTGATTGGAAATATTTAAATGACGCTTCTACTCGTGGTGGTGTTGATGGTATTAGTTCTATTGAAGGTGTATTAATACCTGCTGGAACTTCTACTGTTTACGATCAAGTATTAGGATCTAACATACGTCGTCCATTTTTACACGTACGATACAGAGCATCACAAGCTGATGATCGTCGTATGAAATCTTGGTTGACTGGTTCTGCTGGCGGTGCATTTACTTCAACTCTTGATGCGATGGAAGTAAACTTCCTATCTGAAAGATGTTTAGTAACTCAAGCTGCTAATAACTTTGTATTATTCAAAGGAGTATAATCACTTATTAATATCTAGGGCTGCTTAATTGTGGCCCTAAGATATTATTGTTTTTAATTATTTAATTTTATTATATCATGGCTAAAGAAGCTAAAGCAGTAGAAAAAACTGAGGTTGCACCTCAAAAAACAGTTAAGGCTAAAACTGTAGAACAAAAGCCAAGCAAACCTGAGTGGGAAATTAAAGATCGTATATATTATTTAACAGGAAATAAATCTCCTTTAACTCTTACTATTCCAGGTAAACATACTAAAAAACACGCGTTACTATATTTTGATTCTGCAACAGGTAAGCAAAGAGAAATTAGATACGCAACAAACCAAGACTCGCCACTTGTTGATGAGCAAAAAGGTGAGTGCACAATGGGTCATATTAGATTTCATGACGGCACTTTAACTGTACCAAAAGAAAAACAAAACTTACAAAAGTTATTATCTATATATCACCCTTTAAAAGGTAAACTATATGAAGAGTTTAGCGCTAAAGAAGAAGCTGTAGATCAATTAGAAATATTAGATTTACAAATAGACGCTTTAAATGCCGCTAGAGGTATGGATATCGATCAAGCCGAAGCTATATTAAGAGTTGAGATTGGTTCTAAGGTATCTAAGATGAGTTCTAAGGAACTTAAAAGAGATTTGCTTCTATTTGCTCGAAACAACCCTGAGTTGTTTATTAGCTTAGCTAATGACGACAACGTGCAATTACGTAATGTAGCAATTGTAGCTACAGAAAATGGAGTTATTAATCTTTCACAAGACCAAAGAACATTTACTTGGGGTAGTAATGGAAGAAAACTAATGAACGTACCGTTTGATGAAAACCCATATTCAGCAATGGCTGCTTGGTTTAAAACAGACGAAGGCGTAGAAGTTTACAAATCAATAGAGAAAAAACTTCTCTAACATGTAATAATATATCAGGGCGTGTAATGCGCCCTGTATATAAATAAAAATATAAATGGCAATAAACGTAAACACTGTATATCAAACCGTTTTACTTATACTTAACAAAGAGCAACGTGGTTATATCACACCTGATGAGTTTAATAAAACAGCAACACAGGTTCAGTTAGATATATTTGAACAATATTTTGATGATTTAAATCAACAGTTACGCGTACCACAAGCCGATTATGATTATTCTGATAGACAATTAAATATAGATGAAAAATTATCTGTATTTAAATGTATTGGCACGTGTCCTTATACTGGTAATGCAGGAGAGTTTGCTTTGCCAGCTTTAGATGATACATCTGGATTTGCTATTGTATATGACGATAATCCAGGCCAAAATCAATTTTCTTTTTATACATTAGGAACTATCACGCTAGAAGAGCCAGATACTTTACCTGTCGAAATACAAAGACTTCAAAGATTCGACTTTTATAATATAGAAAGATCTGCTCTTACAAAATCAACAAAACAATTTCCAACGTATTTATACGAGAATAATGAACTATTTGTAAATCCAAAAACTATAACGGCTAATATAAAAGCTTCTTTTATTAGAAAGCCACTAGACATAAAATGGAATTTTACACAGGGAAATGTAGGTCAATATATTTATACTTCTACAGGTTCTCAAAATTTTGAATTATTACCGTCTGAACAAGTTAATGTTATATTAAGAATACTTCAATATTCAGGTATAATTATAAGAGATCCTCAAATTGTACAAGCAGCTTCTGCTGAAATACAACAAAATGATATAAACGCAAAAAGCTAACGTATGGCACTAATGCAAGAAAACAATAGACAATACTACGAAGGAGCTCAAAGCTTTATTGGTGATGCAGGTGGTACCGCTGGTCAAGTCTTTACAACTACATTTAATACTGATTTAATTTTTAAGGCATTTGCACCAACTTCTGCAAATTATGCTTTAAATAACTTTAAATTATATACAAGCCCCACAGGTGTAGCGGGTACATACGTAGAATACACTAGCGCGTATACAGTATCTGGAAATTCTATAACAATTACAGGTGCTCTTGCAGCTAACACAGTTGTTGTTGTCCAACTTAAAAAATTAGATGGTGGTAACTACGGTGCTACCGTTGCTGATAAAGCTTATGGTAAAGTTGTAGAAGATAATTATGGTTCTTATTCTTATATAAAAATAGGTGATATAGTAAACAACTTTTTAGTAGCCTATATAGGAGCTGGTAAACTTGTATTAAATGCAAAAAGAACTGATGTAATATTTCACGCTAAAAGAGCATTGCAAGAATTTTC